ACACCGGACGCGACCGTCGCCAGATTGGCGGCGCGCGCGCCGAGCAGCTGCTTGCCCGTCGCCACCGTCGGCATCACCCGGCCCGCCGTGGCGGACTGGTAGATGGCGACCTGCGGGCTGACGGCGACGGCGGTCTTCTTCATGACCGCGAGGCCGCCGATCTGGTACCAGCCGAAGGTGCCAGCGAGGTTGGCCGACATCGCCACGGCCACCGGACCCGCGAGGTTCGCCGTGTTGGCGGCCAGCGCGGTCTGGTAGGTCGAGGCGTTGTAGGACACCAGCGAGCCGACCTCGGTCGAGGCGACGCCCACGAGGAGGATAAATTCACCCTCGCCGTAGACCGGGTCGAACGCGCGCGCGACCATGCCGAGCGTTGCCGGCGAGGTCGGGATCGCGGACGTCCCGTTGGGCATCGTGACGCCCGAGTCGATGTCGGTGACGGCGGGGAGGCCGACCCGATTTTCCACGAAGGAATACGCCATGATCTGGTCTCCTTCTCAGGCGATCAGCACGCCGCTGAACTGCGGCCCGCTGCTGGTGAGGTTGCCGGCCCAGCCGATGAGCTTGACGATGGCGTCCTGGTTGACGGCCTGACGCTCGCCGCCGATCGGCACGAAGTTCCGATCCGCGTGCGGACGGAAGTGCAGGTACTTCGTGTTGAGGAACCACATGTGGTTCGCCGTCGCCGCCGCGCCGATACCGCCGTCGAGGACGACATCGGAGGCCATGCCCGCGCCGTAGTACTTGAGCGAGGCGAAGCCAGCGCCAGCCATGCTCGAGCCGCTGTCCGAGATGCGCTGGATCGACTGCAGGGACTGCAGATAGAGGCGGTAGTAGTTGTTGTCCGCCACGATCAGGTCCGGCTTGTCGGTGCCACGGATCAGCTGCACCGCGACCGAGTCCATGTACTGCTGGATGTTGGACGCCGTGACCGCCGCGCCGCCGTTCGTGAGGCCCGAGAAGGCCACCGAGCGCCAGAACGAGAACGTCACGCGGCTGATGCCACCGTAGGTGCCGGTGGACGGGCTGTCAGGCACCGCCGCCGCGAGGCCGGTGACGTTCTTGCCCGAGTTGCCGGTGCCGTCGAGGTAGATGTCGCCGCCGATGCGGTTGGCGAGCTGCGCCTCCGCGACGGACATGCGCCCGTCGAGCAGGTCGATGATCGCCTCCTTGCCCGAGTTCTGGATCATCTCCAGACCCGAGATCGAGACCGCCGAGGCGTACTGCGTGATCGAGAACTGCGCCGCGCTGATTGGCGAGTTCTGCGAGACGTTCAGGACCTCGTAGCCCGAGTAGGAGTTGGTGTTGTTCGTCGTCGAGTCGTTGTACATGATCTCCTGCAAGATCACGTTACCGCCCGAGAACGTCTTCACGTTGCCGCGTTCCTTGAGGCGACGCAGCAGCGCGTTGTTGTTGGTCACGTTGTCGGCGAGTTCGCCGGAACGCGACTGGATGTTCGTCGCGATGATATCGCTGATCGAACTGTTCGCGAACGCCATTGAAGGCACTCCTTACAGAGGGTTGGTTAGAGCCGCTCCGAGAGCCCGTCGAGCTGCTCGGCCAGGAGGGAGCGGCGGTCGGATGCCTTGGTTCCGGTCGGCGCTCCGGGTGTGGAGCCGCGCACCGATACCGCAGCGGCCCTGGCGGCTTTCGCCGCCCTGTCTGCCGAGGCTTTCCGCTCCGCGAGCGCCTTGGCCTGTGTGGCCTGCTGCTGCTGCGCGAAAAGCTCCTCGTCGAGACGAAGGGCCTTCTGATACGCATCTTCGAGGGTGGTCGCGACGCCGCTCTGTAGAAGCTGGATCATCGTCGGCCTTGCGGCCTCGAAGTGTTCGACCTTGGTGGCGAACTGGGACACTTCGCTTAGGAGGACGGAGTTGGCCTGCTCCTCCTGCGCCTGCTTCCAGCCCGTGACTTCGCCCCGGATCTTGATCAACTCGTTCTGGAGCGCCACGAAGTTGGGATCGACGGAGGCCTGTGGGGCGGGCGATCCCTGCCCTGCCAAGTCTATGCCGTAGGACCGGGCGAGGGAATGGAAATAGCTCAACTTGTCCTGCAGGGACGAGTTGCGGAGGATGTTGTCGGCCTCCATGAGCGCGCGCACGGCCTGCGGCGCCTCGATCCCGAGGCCACGGATCGTGTCCATGTATGGCGCGATGGCCTCGTTCATGCGGTCCGCGAACTCGGCCTTGGCGCGGATCGGCTCGATGCCCGCGCGCATCTGCTCCTCGCGCTGGTAGGCGTATTCCTGCAGGCGCGGGTCGGCCTTCAGCCACGCGTCATGAAACTCCTTCTTCCACGACTGCGGCGGGCGCTTCCAGACGGGCTCCTCGGCGGCCTCTGGGGCCTCGGCGGCGGTCCCCTGCGGCCCGGCGGGCGCCGCCTTCGGGGCGGGCGCGCCATCGGCTCGGGCGAAGCGGCCAGAGGCATCGCGGGCGCGGTCGCCGGCGGCAGGCTCGGGCTCGGCCTCGGGCGCCGGCTCGGGCGGCGCGGCGGCGACCTCGGCCTCGATCTTGCTGAACTGCTCGGCCAGCAGTTCCTTGCGGCTGTCGCTATCGACCTTCTGGATCTCGCTCATCTCATCTCCGGGGTTGCGACCGCAGCTCGGCCAGGATCTTGTCCGCCTGCTTGTCGGTCATGTTCCACAGCTGCTCGCGCAGGCGCTTGATGCGCTGCTCGCGGCTCGGGGCTGTGATTTCGCGAGGCTTCGGCATCTCGTTGCCGACCTCGAAACAGTTGTGCCGGCGCAGATGCTCGCGATGTTGCGAGCGGCTGCTGATCCACGACCCGTCCGCCATCGACTTGTAGCCGCCGATGTCGGGGACGATCTGGATCTTGGCTTCGGCGCCGGGGTGCGCGATGGCGATCTCGACCATCTCCCCGTCGCGCCAGACATATCGCGTCCTCATAGCAGCAACATCACCTCCTCGTCGTCGGCCTCAAGCGCGAGACGCCGCTGGAGGTCCAGCGCACGCTCTAGGCCTGCCAGAATGCGCCCCAGATCGATCGACGGGGCCTCGATGATGTCGGCGCGCGTCTCCACGCCGACTGCTTCGATGGCTGCCGAGACAGCCTGCTCGACTTCCTCGGGCGCAGGCTCCAGCCCCTCCACGATCCGCTCGTAGAGTTCCAGCACCCGGCGCCGACGCGCCTCGACCTCCTCGCGCTCGCGCTTGAGCTTCTTGCCGAGGTAGTCGCCGTCGTGCGTGTCATCGACGACAATGACGGAGCCGTCGCTCCAAGTCGCACTATCCCAGAGACCAGAATCCCAGATTCCGATCATGCATTGATCTCAATCCCGATTGCCCGGCCGTCTGGCCCACGGACAATTCGTTTGGGCGCGCCCATCGATTGCATGAGCGCCTGCATCATTGCGATCACGCGCTCGTCGCGCGCCATGCTGTCCTGCACCATCTGCTGGATCATGGAGCGGACGTCCTCGGACATGCCGGTGGCGAAGCGGTCGGTGGCTTGGCTGACGATGTCGAGGCCGGGCGTGTCCACGCCGCTGACGCCGATGCGCGCGACCATGATCTTGGTTTCGGCGTCGAGACGGGCCTTCTCCTGCTCCAGCGCGACCTTCTGGGCCAGCTCCTCGCTCTTAAGCGCGGCCTCGAAGCGCTGGCGCTGCTCTTCCAGCGCAGCCGCAGCCTGCGCCTTCATCTGCTCGATCTGCATGTCGGCCTGCAGCTTGGCCTGCTGCATCTGGGCGTCGAACTGCGCCTTCTGCTGCGCGATGGCGGTGTCGGCCTGCATCTTCATCTGCTCGGAATCGGGCTGCGGCGGCGCGGCGGCCTGCGCCTGCTGCTGGGCGGTGATCTCTTCCAGCATCCGATCGAGGGTGCCTTCCAGCGGTTCGGCCTGCTTGAACGCGCCGATCCCGTACTTCATCAGCTCGATGACGATGCCGGCGGCCTGCGGAGCCTGCTGCACGACCGGCAGCGCGCGCTCAAGGAAACCTCCGTAGGCCTGCACGAACTCCAGCCGGTCCTGCTTGTTCTGCTGCTCGTCGATCTGGACGAGGCTGTCCGACGCGACCTCGATGCGGAAGTTCCGCAGCGGCTTGTCGGCCAGCACCTGCAGCGCCTGGGGGATCAGCTGCTGGTCCTCGGGCGACATCTGCTGCGCGGCGGCGTAGGCGAGGATCGTCTGCGGCTGGAACTTGGTCGCGATGATCTGCGCCTTGAGGCGGATCAGTTCGGAGGCGAACAGCGCCACCTCCTCTTGCATCGACCGCAGCCGCAGTCCGGCGTACTGGCCCTTGATCTGCTGCGCCGTGGCCGTCTCGCTCGCGGCGGTCTGGCCTCGGATGATGTCCGAGATGCCGGTGATCTCGTAGATCTGCGACTTGATCTGCTCGCGCGCGCCGTAGCACTGGATCAGCGCCTGCGCGAGGGTGTCGAGCGGCAGGAGGTCGATCGACCCCTTCAGGCCGCCCTTCTCCCCGAACGCCATCCACTTATCGACCGGGATCAGCGTGTTGTTGTCGCCCTCGGTCAGCAGGCGCTGGAGCGCGGGCTGCGAGGCATCGTAGACGCCGCGCATCCGCAGCGCCTTGACCAGCCCGTCGATGCGGTCGGAGAGGATGTCCAACTCGTTGGCCTGATCCTGATACAGCAGGAAGTCGGGCACCGGGACGAGGTTGTCCGAGGTCGTCGTCGCGTAGAGCGGCTTCGGGCAGGGATAGAACCCTTCCAGCCCGAGCGGGTCGTCGCGCTCGTCCACGAACTGCGCCATTCCCTTGTGCAGCCAGTAGACCTTCTGGGTCTCCTTGCACCAGAGTTCGCAGATCTTCGCTCGGGTGCCTTCGCGCTTGCGGTTGGGGCCGTCGAGGTTGTCGGGGCCGCTGTCGAGCGGGATCTTGCGGCCCATGTCCTCGCCGAAGCGCTCCACCAGCGCCTCGCGGGTCATGTAGACCCAGCGCCACACCTGCGTGACCTCTTCCCATGTCCTGGCCGAGGAGTGGCCGAAGTCCTTCCAATGGACGTAGTCCACCGGCGCGCACTCGTACTCGATCTCCTCGGGCATCTCCGCGCCCTCGGGGAGGTTGCCGTCCTCGTCAACGTCCTCGGTGACCTGCGCGCCATCCTCGGGCAGCGCCAGTTCCTGCGCGCGGACATGCGGCTCGTACCGGACCCACGCGACGCCGCGCCCGCCGAGGAAGCGGTCCTCTACGGCGTACTTCATCGTGGCGCGGAAGTCGGGGTAGTGCTCGATCTCGTAGTCCAGCGCGCGCTCGATCAGCTGCGCCGCCACGCGCCCGATCTGGTCGCGGTCGCCGAAGCGCCGCTTGGCTGAGGCCTTCGGCAGCTTGGCGTACACCGCCGGGATCAGCGTCTGGACGTTCGACCAGAAGATGTTGAACTTGACCGTCTCGTTGCCCGACTGCGTGCGCGTGTCGTCGCGGTAGCGCTTGATGATCTTGGTGCAGCGCTTCTCCCAGCGGGTGAATTCGGTCTCGTAGGTCGAGATCACCTGCAGGAACTTCTGCACGCCGGTCGGCTGGACGTCGGCCATCACGGCCTCCTTCGGAAGATGACGTCGCGATGCACATGGCCCGCGATCATGTAGCCCCAATCGGCCAGCATGGTGATGGTGTCAACGTCGGTCGCGCCGTACCGCTCGCCCAGGCCCTTCAACTCCAGCACGATGGTCGGCCAGGAGCGGAAGATCGTCTCCTTCGCGCCCTGCACCGCGAAATGTTCGTAGCCCTCGACGTCGAGGCACAGGAGGTCGCAGTCGTCGATGTCGAAGCTGTCGATCCGCATGATCGAGAACTCGGCGCCGTTCTTCACGCGATGCGCGCCGATGTTGTGGCGATCGAACCTGTCCATTGCGCCCGTGCCGGCAGACGCGCCGAACGCGCCGCGATAGGCCGAGACCTTCGCCCGGTCGGCGCCCTTGAGCCGCTCGTCGAGGTTCAGCAGCAGCGCCGCGTGGTTCTCCTCGTCGGGCTCGACCGTCAGCACCTTCTCGAAATGCCCGGCCAGCGCGACCGGCCAGATGCCGATGTTGCCGCCCGCCTGCACGACCGTGCGACGGCCCGAGGTCAGCGGCAGGATGTCGGTCCAGAGGTCGTTGACCTCCGCGAGGATGATCTCCAGCGCCACCTGATCGGCGTCTGGAACGTGCCAGCCTTCACGCCGCTGCATACTTGACCTCGTCCTGTTCCCACGGGCGCGGGTGGCCGTGGAAGATGATGATGCGCTCTGAGGCCGAGCGCGGGTTGGCCTTGAAGCTGCTGATCGAACGCGGGCAGATGTCCTGCCAGTAGGCGGGCGCGATGTCGAGGTGCTGCTCGAGCCACTCCTGGTCGCCGCCGAGGTAGAAGCGCGGGTCCTCGCGAAAGGCGCGGTAGAGGCGCGACATGTCGCCCGACCACAGCATCATGCTCGACTGCATCGCGGCCTTGTTCATCCGGCCCCGGTAGAAGTCGCGCAGAATGACGAACTCGTCGTCGCCCGCCAGCTCGATGACCGGCGAGATGTCCCGCACGATCACGGTGTCGAGGTCGAGGTACAGCACCGGCCCGCGCAGCCGGAAGATCTCCATCTTCGACCACCAGCCCGGCCAATCGTGGAGAAGCTCGATCGTCTCCAGCGGCAGCGCGTTGGGCTTGTCTGTCAGGCAGATGAAGCGGTGCATGGGAACGAACCGCCGACACATGTCGCGAAGCGCGACGACGTGCCGGGGCTCGTACTCGCCGCCGGAGCGCAGGACTGTGGCGATGGTGATCATCGCTGCGCGGTGCTACGCGCGAACCGCTCGTCGGACTCGCGCAACGCCCGAGCGAGATCGGCAGGCGACGGGCGGCCGCGCGCGGCGATCGGCCGGGCCGGCGGCGGGCCAATTGGGTCCATCACAGGGGACGGCACGGGCGCGGGCGCGGCCATCGCCGCCATGTCCGCAGGCGACAGGCCACCGAACGTGTCGATGCGTGCGGGCTGGAACTGCAGGTCTGCCTCGCTCGGGACGCCTTGCATGACCGGAAGGCGCGGACGAGGCCGGGCAGCGCGCGGGGCCGGCGGCGGCGGGATCAAGGCCGCAGCGCCGCGCGGGTCGGTCGAGGGCATGTACGGGATCGACGGCGACGGGGCGTCGTAGCCGCCGGGGGGCGTCGGGGGCAGCGCGGGGTTGGGCAGTCGCTCGTACATCTGCGCGGCGTCCGCGACCTCGGCGGGCGACATCGCGGGGCGGTTACCGAAGCCGAGGAAGCGGCGGATGTCGTCGAGCGAGTAGGACCGCACCGGGCCTCCGGCGGTGCCTTCGGGGCGCAGCATCGGGTCCATGATGCCCGCCATGCGGCGGTCAAATGCGTCCTGCTCTTCGCGGCTCATCGCCATGGCATCACTCCTTGTTGCGCGCGCTGATGGCGCGGGCCTTGGACTTGGCGTCTTCCTTGCTCGACGCGCCCCACGCGCGCAGCGCCAGGGCGAGGCGGGTCGGCTTGCCGTTCTTCTCCATCGGGCCGGGCATGTTGCCCATGCGAGCGAGGAACGAGGCGCGGCGCGGGTTGTCGCCGCTCTTCACGGGAGCCTTAAGCGTGCCGCCGGTCTCGGCCTTGTACGAGGCGCGGCCCTTCTCGTTGAGCCCGCCCTTGGGGTTCTGGCCTTCCTTGCGCTGCCAAGCCGGGCTGCTCATCGCTTGTTCTCCGGCTTCGCGGTCTTCGCGGCCTGCTTGAAGTCGGCCTCGCTCGGCCTGCCCTTCTCGCCGGGGCGCTTCATCTTCTCGCCGGAGCCGGCCTTGATCCGCTCCTGCTTGGCAAGGATGTTGGCGTAGAGGCCAGCCTTGTTCATGGCATCACGCCGAGAAGATGCCGACCGCGAGGACGGTGACGCCCGCGCCGGTCGTGATCTTCCACGGGCCGGTCACCGCCGCCGCTTCGATGTCCACGTCGTAGACGCCGATGGGCGTGTTTGCGGGTATCGACAGGATCGTCGTCGAACCGTCAATAACCGAGACCGTCGAGGTCGCGGCGGTCGCGACGGCGACGACGAGGCGGTGCAGGTAGTCTCCCGCAGCGCCCGTGCCGCCGAGAGCCTGGTTCGATTGCGAGACCGCGACGGTCTCGTACTGGTAGCGGTAGGGGTAGCTGACGCCGGCCATCTGGGCCTCCTCACGAAAGAAATCGGAGTTTGTAGATCGTCGCGTCGATCAGCGAGGCGATGGCGGTGCAGAGCATATGCCCGGCGAACTCGCCCATCGCGGCGTGGTACTCGCTCGACTCGCTCATATCCTGGCGCTCCTGCTGCGCGCGTCGTGCGCGGCCCACATGTCGTTCAGCGTGGCTGCGTTTGCGGCACCGACGAGCAGCGGGCGGTCGGCCCGAGGCGGCTCGACGGGCGCTTCCTCGCGCCACGCGACCGCCAGCATACGAAAAGCGTCGGCAGGATGCGAGGTCCAATCGTGCCTAGGCGTCGCGCGGAAGGCGCGCTTGTCCTCGTCGTACTCGCGCTGGTACTGGCGCAGGGCCTCGATACCCTCGCGGCAGAGGTCGGCATCGAACCAACAGCGTGGCAGGACCAGGCGCGCGGCTTGGATGCCGTCCTGCACGCCGAGGTCGGCCACGATCTGAAACTTGCCGATGCCGCCGAGCAGCGCCGCGAGCTGCTCGACCACGCTGCGGCCTCCGCTCGCCAACGTCTTGGCGCGCGCGTCGTGCGGGAGGTGATGGCGGGCGTAGCGGAACGGCTTGCCTGCGACGACCTCGGCTAGGTCCGCGACGGTCGAGCCGCTGCTGGCGTGGTAGTCCAGCACGTGGATCTCGCCGCCAGCGACCTGATAGAACCAGATGGCGGTATCGTCGCGGTAGCCGATGTCCCACGCGGTGTAGACCGGGCGGTCGGGATCGTGTGGGACGCGCCCGATGCGCCCGGCGTCCGAGGCCTCGCGCATCTCGACGCCGTAGAACGCCCCGAGGATCGCGGCCTCGAAGCTGCACTCGTATTCCTGGTCGTACTGGTCCTGCGTCAACTGCGCGCGCAGGGCGTGAAGCTCGGTCGGCGGCAGGATGCCCGAGGCGCTGGCCGGCAGGCGCAGGCAGAACCAGTCTGGGCTGCGCTGCGCGGCGTCGAAGGCCTCGTAGAACTGGTTCCTGCCCTTTGGCGTCCCGCCGATCACCGCCCAGCCAGCTCTGTCCGAGAGCGTCGGGCGGATGACGTTGCCCCAGACACTCGGGCGAAAGTCGCCGTACTCGTCCAAGTAGACGCCGTCGAAGCCGAGGCCGCGCATGGCGTCGGCGTTGTCCGCGCCGAACAGCTGGATCTTCGCGCCCGTGTGCGTCGTGAGCAGCAGCTCGGCCTCGTTGACGCCAGCGGTCGCGGGCTCGGCATAGCGTTTCAGGTAGTCCCAGGCGACGGACTTGGCCTGCGAGCGATATGGCGCAACGTAAGCGTAGTGCGCGTGCGGCCGCTGCGCGGTGATCGCGGCGCGGATCAAATCGTTGACCGCCGCGACCGTCTTGCCGGCGCGCCGATGCGCGACGAGGCAGGCCCAGCGCTGGGTGCGCTTATGGAATGGCAGGAACGCCCGTCGAGGCGCGTAGGGCAACTTGACCGTCTGAACGCGCGGCGCGCTCACTCGGGCTCGCTCCACTCGTAGCGGATGACCTGGGGACCGCCGTCAGGACCAGAATTCTCGTGGCGCTGCGTCTCGGCCCAGCGCATCTGCGCTTTGGTCCACCAGATCATCGCCGTGGTATCGCCCTGCACGACCGCCTTGTTGAACAGCGTCTTGGCGACTTGCGCCGAGGCCTTCGCCTTCCCGACCGCTAGCTCGGTCTTGTAGTATTTGCGGAGCGTCTCGTCGCTGATGCCGATCAGCGCCGCTATCTGGTCGTGCGGGAGGCCAAGGCCTGAGGCCTGCTCAACCTGGCGGCGGCGCTCTTCAGTTGGCTTGTGCGCTGGCATGACCATGCGCGCAACCTAAGCCGAACGAAAGCCGTTGAAAAGACGGCGCAGCGCGTAAGATCGAACCAGCGAAACGGCCGTGAACAGCGCGCCAATGGCGAAGCTGTCGAACGCACTCGGATGCAGGCCGAAAAGCGGCAGGATGACCACGTTCGCGGCCACCGCCACGAGATAGCCGATCGCCACGTTGGCGATGGCCTCGACGGCGCTCATGCGGCGGCTTTGCATCGCTCGGTCGCTACATCGGTGAAGCTGCGTCCATCGCCCTCAAGCGTGGCGGCCTGCCCGGTGAATTCCTGCCAGCGCTTGATCGCCACATCGACATAGGCCGCATTCAGCTCGATGGCGTGGCAAGCGCGGCCAGTCATTTCGGCGGCGATGATCGTTGTGCCGGAGCCGGAGAACGGCTCGTAGACGGCTTGGCCAGGCGACGAGTTGTTCTCGATCGGCCGGCGCATGCACTCGACCGGCTTTTGGGTGCCGTGGCCGGTCTCGGACTTCCGGGGCTTGTCAATTTGCCAAAGCGTTGACTGCTTCCTGTCGCCGGCCCAATGCGCGGTAGCTGATTTCCGCACCGCATACCAGCATGTCTCGTGCTGCGGGTGGTAGTGGCCTCGGCTGATCACAAGGCTTGATTTTGCCCAAACGATCAGATTGCGCGGCTCGAAGCCACAGTTTCGCAAGTGCGCCACCAGTTCCGGGCTTTGTCGTTCACCGTGCCAAATGTAGACAACGTCTCCGGGGAAGAGCGCCCAAGTTTCGGTCCAGTCTGACCTATCATCGTTGAGCACGCGCCCGACCGCCGCTGTCCGTGGCTTCATTGCGGACCCAGACTTGAGGTTCAGCTTTTCGGGCTCATTGCGCCAATTCGGGTCGTAGTTCACCCCATACGGCGGGTCCGTCACCATCAGGTGCGGCTTCACGCCGGCCAGCGCTTTCTCCACGACGAGCGGATCGGTGCAGTCGCCGCAAGCCAGCCGGTGCCGACCAAGCAGCCAGACGTCGCCCGGCACCGAGACAGGATGCTCTGGCGCTTCTGGCACCGCGTCAGGATCGGTCAGGCCCTCGGTTCCCGGCGGCGCCATAAGCGCGTCAAGCTCTTCGGTGCTGAAGCCGGTCAGCGCCACGTCGAAATTGAGATCCTGCAGATCCTTCAACTCCAGGCGCAGCAGCTCTTCGTCCCAGCCCGCGTTGAGCGCCAGCTTATTGTCGGCGATCACATAGGCCCGCTTCTGCGCCTCGGTCAGGTGCGCCAGCCGAATTGCCGGAACGTCCTGCATCCCGAGCTTACGCGCGGCCAGCACGCGGCCGTGGCCGGCGATGATGCCGTTCGCCTCGTCCAGCAACACGGGATTCGTGAAGCCGAACTCGCGGATGCTAGCGGCGATCTGCGCAACCTGAGCGTCCGAGTGAGTGCGTGAGTTCCGCACATATGGGATAAGCGCCGCGATCGCGACGCGCTCGATCTGGATCACGAGCTGCCTTTTGTTAAGCCAAGGTTCAGAAGATTGCCCCGCCCCACGCCATGCGTCAACCGCATATCGCCCTGCGTTCTTTGCAATGGTGCTGCGAAACCGGCGGTGTATGTTCCTCGCATCGCAACGGCGCCGAGGCGCCAACCAAGGGAGGCCACGATGGCCAAGACGCTCCACCAGTACCGCGCCGCCTTCTCCCGCACAATCTCCTGCGCGGAAAAGCAGATGGGCCTGCGGTACATCCGCAACGCCCTCGCCTTGGAGGGGCGCAACGACGAGCACGTCGCCGAGCTCACGGCGCGCCTGCCGATGCTCCTCGCGATGGCGCAGGAACGCACGCTGAGGCAGGACACCGACCTCACCGCCGAGGAGATCGCCATCGACGCCGGCATCGACGCCGAGGCCGACCGGAGCCGCGCGTGATGCGCGTCCACCCCGCCATGAGCCTTGCCCGCCTCCGCCACGCGATGGGCGAGGCCTCCCTCCTCGACGCCGAGGCCCTGCGGGACGTCCTCCTGCGCCGGGGCGTCGCCGACACCGACCTCCTCGCGGCGCCCGAATGGCGCCAAGCCCTCCGCGAGGCCTACCAGCGCCTCCCACCCCACCTCCGACCCGAAACGCTCTAAAACGGCCCTAGGAGCGCCGAAGCCCGGTCGCCCGCTACCCCGCGTAGGGTCAGCGGGCTTCCGGCGTTCCTGAGCCATCCTCGGCGTTTCTAGCGGCATCCGAGGCGAACCTCGACCGGAACTTCGCCATCGCGGCGTCGAATTCCGCCCTCTGGGCGTCGGTCATGGCCGAGTACCGCCCCACCGGCCTGTCGCCCTCGACCGGCGCCGCGATCGCTCGCCGCAGGAGGTGCCGCTGGCGGTGCGCGGCCGCGACCTCGGCGTCGAGCAGCTGGCAGACCTCGGCGTAGCTCGGGAACCACTTGCAGGACCGCGCCGCCGCATCAAGGCTCGAGCGGGTATATGCATGGCGCGGATAGTTCAGCATCGCCGCGTAAGCCGCGATCCGCGTCCTGGCGTCCTCGGCGCTGATCTGGCCCGCGACGAGCGTCCCAAGCGCGCCGAGCCACCGCTCGACCGTCGCCTGCGGCGCGGGCTGCAACGCGTCCTCGACGGCCTGCAGGGCGCGCTCAGCCTCGGTCCGGACGCTCGGGGGGATCGAAAGCTGCGAACCCGGCGTCTCGGTCTCGGCCCTCTGCAGCCAGTTCGCGAGCGACTGCGAGAAAGCCGTTGCCCGTGCGAGATCCTGTGCCATTCGTCGTCCTCCGTTCGCTGCTGCGGCGCACCCAGTTCCTCCAGGTCGCGCTCCAGTTGACCTTCCGCCCGTCCGCGCCGGGCTTGCTGTGCCAGTAGTCGCGGAACGACGCCGCCTCGCGATCGACCGCGACGCCGAGGCTGCAGGCGAAGGCGCGGTCATCCTCCGAAGGCGACCAATCGTCGGGCAGGCGGGCTCCTCGGTCGGCGCGCTCTGCGCGCTTCCCCCCTGCACCCCCCAGAACCGGTTTCTCAGAACTTGTTCTTTCCGAAGGAAAGGGTGGTTGTGGTTGTGGTTGTGGTTGTATGCACGTTACGTTGTCCGTTACGTCGGACGTTACGTTCATCGTTACGTTGTCCGTTACGTTGCGCGCGGCCCTCGCGGCGGTCGCGGCCTCGGTGCGCCTCTTGCGGGCGTCGTAGAGGCGGGCGGCCTCGGCCAGTTCGTGGTCGATCCGGCCATGACGGATCTGACCGGACGAGACCGCGAAGAACGCAAGCACCGCGTCACGGTTCTCGATCCACTCGTCAGGCGTCATCCTGGCCGCTCGAGCAAGCGCGTCGTCGCTCAGGCGCAGCGGCCCGCCGGCTCGCCAGTAGGCCATGATGAGGTGGAGGTAGGCGCCGCTCTGGGCGGCGGTCAGATGCGCCGTGTCCGCGAGGTAGTCCGCGACGTACAGCGGCATCCAGCTATCTGGTCGTCCTGCCATCATCACCTCCTGCCGTCCAGCAGCGCCCAGACGATGATGCCGATCACGACGAAATCCTGCCATCCGAGAACCATTGCTTCCTCCGTTTGGGTTAGGTGGCGGGAGCGATCCATCCGGTAAACGCACCGGCCAGGGACCGGTTGACGGGCAAAGCCCGCTGGATCGCTTTTAGGTTCCGCAGCCCGCCGGCCACAGCAAGGGAGGGCCTGGCCTGTTCCTAGATCCCGAGGTCGAGCTGGACGCCCAGCCGGTCGGCGTAGAGCGTCACCGCCTGCAGCCGCTCCTGCTCGCGCGCCCGCTTGCGCTCGTCGCGGCGCAACTGCACGACGCGAACCAGCGCCGCCGGGTCGTAGCCCGCGCTCTTGATCTCGACCTTCAACTCCTTGAGGTCGTCGCGCACCTCGTCGGCGGCGTCGAGCAGGCGCGTCAGGCGCTCGGCGTAGCGGGTCAGGTCGTCATTCGTCATTGGTCATCTCCTCCAGAAGGATCTCGGCGCGGGGATTGTCCCGGTCGAGGTGGTGATACAGGTGCATTTCTCTCACCGCGCGGTCGTTGCGGTAGACGCGGCCCTGCAGCGCGTCGAGGATCAGCGACGGATCGAGGTCCGGTCGCCGCGAGGCGTAGTAGATGTGAGCGGTCATGCAAATCGGCGCGAGCAGCTGGTCCTGCGCTGGCAGCTCGGGAACTTGCCTCGAAACGGCCTCGATATACGCGAGGCCCTTCTCGCTCTTGATGACCCGCAACTTCGACCCGAACCGCACGATGCGGCGGCTGTTGGCCTTGCTGGCGGGCTCGCCCAAGATGACGCCGCTCCATGTCCGCTTCATGTATCACCATTGCAGAAGCATTCAGTGGCCCTGCCCTCTTCTGCGAACAGGTCTGCGCTTGCCTCCACATTGGCGGCTATCTGGGCGTATGACGGCCAATCCTTGCGCCATTGATCACCGTACACTTTCTCCTGTTGCACCCACCAGTCCGCCGAGCCCGGAATGTCACGCATGATAGCGCGCACGGTGGCAATGGGTTTCAGGAAGCACAGGTCGCAGTTCCCGTGCGGTGTGCGGCCGTTGATGTTGGGTAGCTGCAAATCGAAGTTCTGCCGCTCCCAGAACGCCGCTACGTCGCGCTTCGTGATGCCAGCATCTGCTAACGGACAGACAACGTACCGATTGCCTTCGTTGGACGCCTTGATGCGCGAGACCCTGTGCATCTCGTCCGCGCGCAGGCCAACGGCCTCGGTCCACTCGTCCCAACCCAGCGTCGCCTTCAACATGCGGTGCATGGCGCGGATCTTGAGGTCGGCCGTGCAGAACCTGGCGACGACGTTGGGCAGCATCTTCTTGCGCCGGATCAGCGCCGCGAACGGCTCGCCCGCGCGGCTGGCGTCGGCGTAGCTGGTGATGCGCCACCGCTGCGCGACCTCGTCGTGGTCGGCGTACTCGACCCACATGATCGGCACGCCCCATCGCTCGCCGCAATCGCGCACGAAATCGAGCGTCTGCGGCATCTCCTTGCCGGTGTTGGCGAAGATGACCAGGACGTCGCTCGGCAGCTCGCCGCCATGCGCTTGGACGATACGACAGAGCATGTAGGCGGACGTCCTGCCGCCGCTGAACGAGACAACTGCCGGACCCTTCAAAAAGAACGGATTGTTCCTCATGGCGTCCCTCCCGTCGCATCGCGGCTCTCGGCCAGCATCGCCCCGCTCGACCCGGTCATCGACCGCTCTTGCAGCGGCGGCGTCCATCGCAGCAGGCGCTGCGGGCGAATGAGGTGCGCCGGGATGTCCTCGTACCTGCGGCCGCGCATCAGCTTCGGCCAGAGCTTCTCGGCGCGCGCGACGCAGGCCTCGGGATCGGTCGAGCGCGTCTCGGGCTCGGCGATGTCCTCGAAGTCCGCGATGGTCGGCGCGATGGGAGCGACGGTGCGACCAAGCGCGAGCGCTTGCCTGCCCTTGTCGGTCAGCCGAACGCGCGCCTTGCCGACCTCGATCAGCCCGCGCCGCCGCAGGCTGTGGACGCCCGAGTGCAGCCGCACCCGATGCGTGATCTGCGCGCTCCACGCGAGCCATGCGTCGATCGGCGCCTCGCCGCCAGCCGCGTCGAGGTACTCGACGACGAGCCGGGTGTAGCCGTTCGACACCGCCGCCTTGAAACGGCTGCCGCGATGCATCTTCTTCGCGGGCGTGAACCAGTAGGTCCAGCCGCACTCGGGCTGCTTGCGCGGAGCGTAGTCGCTGTCTACCAGCTCGCGGCGCTTCAAGTGCGCGAGGGCCATCAACACCAACCCCCGGCCCATGCCGGGCAGAACTTCGCACAGCCGCTGCGTCGAAGCGCGCCCGCCCTCGGCCCGCAACGCGTTCGACACGCGCTCGATTGCGGTGTCGCGCTTCATCGCCTGGCCTCGCGGCGCGTCGCGGCGACCGGGTCGAACGCGAGGCGCTTGGCGCGCGCGATGCGGAAGGCTTCGAGCTGCCGGGCCGCAGGCAGCCGCTGGCGGCGCTTCCAGTTGGAGATGGCCTGCGGCGTCGTCGAGAACGCGCGGGCGGTGGCGTAGGTGCCGCCGAGGGCAGCGATGAAGTCGGTCAGGGTCATCCGCGACGGCTACTACACGCGCGGTGTAGAGGTCAAGCACACAATTTCGCGGAAAGCGCTTGCGCGGGTAAAGCGATGGTGTATGTTCCCTCTGGTCCGGGTGGTGCCGGGCAGCAACCAGGAGGGACAAAAGATGCTTCGCGACGAAAACGATCACGGCGAAAAGTACGCGCACACGCGCGACTACTACGACTTCATCGAGGCGAGCCTGCGCCGCCTCAAGCGCGCCGAGACGCAGGCGATGAACAAGATCGTCGCCGCGCTGGAGGAGCTGCGCGAGGTCACCGAGCGCGAGTGGCAGGAGCCCTCGGGCTTCACCGACGCGCAGGACGCGCAGGCCAAGCGCAACTGGCGCGACGCCCTGCTCAACGCCGACACGCTGATCGGCGAGCTCACCTTCGAGGCGCGCGACGCGCTTCAGGCCGCGCTGGAGGAGTGAGAACCATGATGACCGACGTCGAAAACGCCGAGCGCAGCCTCGCCGACCTCGCGCTGCTTCGCCGCCGCACCTGCGATCAGGTCTGGGAGATCCTGAACGCGGTCGCCAAGGAGGTCGAGGAGATCAACGCGCAGCACTACAACTGCCACGCCATCTCCGAGAGCGAGTTGCGCGACATCCTCTACACCGCCGAGATCCTCGTCGAGCGCCTGACGATCCCGACCGAGCGGTTCATCCGCGACGACGCGACGCCCGCCGAGCCCTTCGACGGCGACTATCCCGATTGGCTGCGAGGTGACCGATGAGCCCCCTCTGGCTGCAGGCCCTCATGGGCTTCGTCCTGGCCGCGATCATGGTGCTGGCATGAAGCACCTCCCCGCCGCCCACGCGATCCCGCAGACGCCCGGCGTGCTGCGCGCTCGCATCCAGTTGCGGGTCGAGCTGGCCCGCGACCTCAACCCCAAGACGCTTGACTACCTGCTGGCGCACCAGCGCATCGCGGAGCTGGAGCGCGAGCTTGCCAAACTGGAGGGCAACCGATGACCACCGAGAAGCGCAGGCTGTTGCGCGTCTACCGCAGCATGATCAAGCGCGCGGCCCACGCCCCGCGCGGCAAGAAGCAGTCCCGCCTCGCCGCCCTGCGCGGCTGGGTCCACAGGCAGATGAAGAGGGAGGTGACCAATGATCGCTGAGGGCATCCACAACGACGTCTCGTTCGAGGCGTACCTGAGCGCCGAGGCTTTCGCGGCCCCGGCGGTCAGCGGATCGGACCTCGTATCGTACGAGACCGAATGCCCAGCCCACGCCCACGCCTTCTGGCGCGGCAACCCGGCCCGCTTTCACCGCGATCCGAGCGCGTCGATGGAGCTTGGCACCGCCGCGCACGCGTATATCTTGGAGGGCGCCGAGGCCTTTCACCAGCGGTTCTCGGTCAAGCCCGATGGCCTGTCCTTCGCGACGCGCGAGGGCAAGGCGTGGCGCGAGGCGCAGGGCGATCGACAGATCGTCTCCTTCACCGACCACATGCGGATCGTCGGGATGCGCGAGGGCCTCATGCGCAACGCCGACGCTCGCCGCCTCCTCGAGGCTGGCGGTCGCGCCGAGGTGACGATGGTCGCGAAGGACGAGGAGACCGGCCTGACGCTGCTGTGCCGCCCCGACCTCTACATCTCGCGCGCCGGGCTGGCGGTGAACCTCAAGACCACTGCATCGCCCGCGCCGAACTCCTGGCGCAAGACCGCCGCCAATCTCAGGTACGACCTCGGGGACGCGATGGTTCGGCTGGTCGCCTCGACGCTCGGCATCCAGCGCCCGACCCATGCGTTCATGGTGGTCGGCAACGACGAGCCCCACCTCGGCTACGTCGCCGCCTTGTCCGCCGACGCCGCGAGCGCCGCCGACCAGCAGCTGCGCCAGATCCTGCGTCGCTTCGCGAAAAGCGTTGCGCAGAACAACTGGCCGGGCTACACCGATGGTGTTGTTGAAATCGGCCTGCCGCAGTGGGCGGCCAACGAGATCAACGCATCCATCCAGAGGGAGTACACGAAATGACCAACGTCACGAACCTTCCGACCGCCACCGCGCCGCGCGCCGTCGCCGTGGACTTCTCGGACCCCGTCGCCGTCTACCTCGACAGCGACATCTTCGGCCAGCTCCAGCGCGTCGCGAAACTGATGTCGAGCGCCTCGCTCGCGCCCGCGCATCTGCGCGGCGAGGGCAAGCTGGGCGATTGTTTCCTCGTCGCGGCGCAGGCCTTCCGCTGGCGCATGGACCCGTTCGCAGTCGCTCAGCACACGTATGTGCTGAGCGGCAAGCTTGGCTACGAGGGCAAGCTGATCGCCGCCGTCGTGAACGCCTCGGGCAAGCTGCAGGGCAGCCTCGACTACCAGTACAGCGGCGCTGGTGACCAGCGCCAGGTCACGGTACTGGGCAAGCTGATCGGTGACGTCGCGCCGCGCGCGGTCGTCGGCACGGTCGGCGGCTGGAAGACCAGCAACGAGCAGTGGAAGAAGAACACCGACCAGATGCTGGCCTATCGTGGCGCGCGCGAGTGGGCGCGGCGCTACATGCCCGAGGCCGTGCTGGGCATCCACGCCGACGACGACCTCGCCGCGCCGTCGAGCGTGACCATGCGCGACATCACGCCCCCGCCCTCCACCCCCCTCGCAGCCGTCAGCGCCGCGATGGACGCCCTGCTCGACAACGTGGAACAAGAGGCCGACAACATCGCGCCGGCCGCGTCGGATGCGGAGCCTTCCCCCTCCGCAGAGGCCTCACCAGCCTCCCCGACCGGCGCAACCCTCACGCCCGAGCTGGCCGAGCGCGCCCGCGCCATCGTCGCGGCGATCCGCAAGGCGGCGAGCGTCAAGGACATCGACAAGATCATGCTGGCCCAGCGCGGCAACCTCGACGACATCAGTGCCGCGTCGCCCGAGGCGCATGAGCGCATCATGGAGGAGAGCCGCCGCCGGGTGGCGGATCTGGCTGGTTGAAAAGGGAGGTTCAGATGAACGCGTTCACGAAGCAAGAGATCGTCACCATCGCCGCGCCGAAGTTCGAGCGCGCGCAGTTCGAGATCGTCGGCACAGCGCCGCTGGTCATGGCCGCCTTCTCCGAGAAGGCGCGCCAGAAGATGCGCGAGAAGCACGAGGCCGGATCGACGGCGAAATCGAAGAAAGAGCGCGAGGCGCGCGACTTCGCGGCTGACTGCGAGGCGGCGCTGCACCGCCTGGAGGATGGCACCATCGGCTTTCCGGCGTCGGCATGGCGCGCGGCGATGATCGATGCCTGCCGCCTGGTCGGCTTCAAGATGACGATGGCGAAGATGTCCGTCTTCGTCGAGGCGGACGGACTCGACCTCGTCAGCGGACAGCCGCTGGTGCGGATCATCGGCGACTACGAGCAGCACGTCGCTGCGACGCGAAACCAGACGGGCGTGACCGATTTGCGCTCCAGGCCGATGTTCCGGCGCTGGAGCGCCACGCTTCGAGTGCGCTGGGACGGCGACCAGTTCAGGGTCGGAGATGTGTCCAACCTGCTGGCCCGCGCCGGAATGCAGATCGGCGTCGGAGAGGGGCGTCCGTTCAGCCGCGAGAGCTACGGGCTCGGTTGGGGCACGTTCGAGGTGGTGTCGTGATGTCCCGCTGGGAGCGCGAACTGGAGGAAATGGCGCGAGAACTTGGCGACAAGCTCACGCCGGAAGCCGTCGTGGATCGGGCGCGCAGCCCCAATTCGTCGCTGCACTCGATGTTCGATTGGAACGACGCCGAGGCTGCCGAGAAGTATCGGCTGCTCCAAGCACGCGGGCTGATCCGCCGCGTGGTCGTTCATCTGGAGCCGCACAAGCCGAACGAGCCGCCTGTGCGCGCCTATCTCAACGTGGATCGGGGATCGCGCGAGTACGTCGCGGTCTCGGTGGTGCAGTCGTCGCCGGAAGCGACGCGGGCGGTCATCGCGCATCTGCTGACCGACCTGCGAAGCGTCCAAGCGCGGCTGTTGCGCTACGCCGACGCGCTTGACGCCAGCGACGAACTGCGCGCGAGCATCAACAAGTTTCTTGCGCGCAACGAGCGCAAGAAGCGCGCCGGGTAAGGCAAGGCGTGGTTGGGCTTGGTGTGGTGGGGCATGGCAGGCAGGGCGCGGCGAGGCACGGCTCGGCACGTCAGGGCACGGCAAGGCAGGCGAGGCAGGGCGGGGCGAGGCAAGGAGCGGCTTTGCAGGGCAAGGCATGGCAGGCATGGCGCGGCATGGCGCGGCGTGGCGCGGCAGGGCGAAGCAAAGCAGGCAAGGCACGGTCTGGCACGGCGCGGCGGCGCAAGGCAGGCGAGGCGGGGCGGGGCGGGGCATGGCATGGCGAGGCGAGGCAGGCAGGGCATGGCGCGGCACGGCCCGGTGAGGCCCGGTGAGGCAGGCAAAGGAGGAAATGGAAATGACCGAGGAACAGGAGCGCCGCGTCCAATCCAGCAGGGATGCGCTGGCTTGGATGGACGAGGACCGGCGGTGGCAGGGAACGGCGGTCTACTGGTTCGCCTTCGCCTTGCTCGGCGTCGTGACGGGCGCGGTGGTGATTGCGCTGGCGGGGTTGCGATGACCCCCGACGAAATCGCCCGCCGAGCGTTCCGCGCTCTCTACCAGTACGCGCCCGACGAGGACTGCCCGGTCGATCAGCATCGGCTGGCGTTCCTAGTCCGCGTTGTCAACGCAATCGAGGCCGCCGGGATGGCGGTCGTGGAAGGGGAGGATGGACGATGAGCGACAATCAGAAGGCACATGATATCGCGACGACAGTCGCGTGGATGCGCGCCGAGATCGAACGCCTCCGCGCCCGCGTCGAGGTGCTGGAAAGGGCTATGCGCGGAATTGCAGAATATTGTGACGAGGGTGATCGCCGCACGTTTCTCGCGGTCGCAAACACAGCCCGCGCCGCACTTAAGGAGGCCAAGCCATGACGCTCCACACCATCGCCGCCGTCGTCGCGGTCACGAGCTACGTCGCCCTCTGGGCCATCACGATCACGATGGCGCTGCCATGACGCTCTTCACCGCCAGCGGCAGCCTGCCACGCCATCAGTACGTTTCGGTCTGCGGTGCCTTCATCGGCTTCGGTGCCGACGAGTGGTTCCCTGCGGTCTGGTTCGGCTTGCACAGCCATCCTGGTCGAGCGTGGGGCTGCACGGTGCTGCTTGAGTCCGGCGCGGTCTACCGAGACCTTCCGCCCCACGCGCTGGCGTTCTGCAGCGACCCCGATCCGTGGACGATCAAGGACGCGCAGCAATGGGATTGCTACAGTTCGCAGTTCTCGCTCCACACCTACGACTACCTCGACGGGCTGACCGCGATCGTGCGCGCGGCAGACGCCGAGCTGGGCGCGGAGTACCTGTTCACGGCCATACCGGTCGGTGACGCCTACACACACGCGCCGGCTCAGGCGAAGGAGTTCATGTTCTTGCGAACCGATGGCGGTCGCCTGACCATCCAGCCAACCAACCGCGTCCTGTTCCGCGACAAGTCATTCACGACCGTGCCGCGATGGCTGCCGCTGCGGCGGTCGGAGAGCGTCTACTCGTGCGAGTAGCGATCGCGCGTCAGCCCACCATCCCCTTCGCCTGCCGCCGCACATCCTCGACGCGCCGCTCCCAGCCCTTCCCGAACGTCGGCCATGTCGGCAGGCCGCGCAGGAACGCCAGCCGCAGGTCGCAGAATCGATCCACGGTCGCCTTCGCGTCCGCCGCCTTGATCGCCGCCATCGTCTTCGGCCCGATCACGCCATCCGGCCAGACGCCGATCGCCTGCTGCAGCAGCATCGCCGCGCGCCCCGGACCGCTGTTGACCGCGCAGTCGAAGACCGCGAGATCGACGCCCGCTGGGAGCTCATCGCCGCGAACCTTGCGCCAGTAACGCTCGCGATAGAGCGGCGCCACGAGCTCGGGCGTCAGCGCCCGCATCGCCGCCTCGTCGGCCGGCTGGTTCGTCCAGCTCTCCCAGACGCGCTGGGTGACGCCGAGGTTGGTGCGGCCACCAGGATCTGCCGGATGGTTGACGTAGCCGCCCTCGTGCTTGAGGACAGCGGCCAGCGCCGTCGGCCAGGTCGCCGCGCTCATTTCTGCCCGCCGGCCAGCAGCTGCGTCTTCTGCTGGCTGCTCGAGGAGGAGCCGAAGTAGTAGGCGATCACCTGCTCGGCCTTGGCGCTGACGAACCCGATCAGCGTGCCGACGGTGGTCGCCATGAGCGGGTCTTTCATGCCGTCCACGAGGCCGAGCAGAACGAGGAACACCGTCGCCATGAAGCCGGCCACCACCACGAACGCCAGCACCCGCGGCATCCAGTCGCGGACCTGCGCCTCGCGGCGGCGGGCGCTATCACGGTCGCCGGCTGCGATCTTCTCGAGGTCGATGTCGAGCTCGCGCATGCGCACGGCGAAGTCCTGGTCCGCCTGCTTCAGCGCGAGCAGCTGGTCCGGCGTCGCCGACGCCATCGCCTTGGCGACATCCTTCTCGCTGCTGTCGCCCGGCAGCCCGAGCACCTCGGCGACGACCTTCATCGCCATGCCGCCGAGCGGCCCGCCGATGGCAGTGGCGATGCTCGGCGCCACCGCGCCAACGATCTTGAGCAGGTCCATCAGAGCTTCCTCATTTGCAGGATGACCGAGATCTTCTGGCGCAGCCGGATGAGGTCGTTATCAAGCATCCGGATGCGATCGATCAGCGCGATGAGCGTGGCGCTCGCCTCGCTCAGCACCGGCTTCACGATCGTCGTGGCCCATTGCCAGACATAGAAGACGAGGTACGCCATGCCGACGGCCGCCACGATGGGGAAGCCGTATTGCGTCACGAATGTCGAGAGCTGCTGCATCAGTCCTTCCTTGCGTCGTCTCTGTCGGATCTCGCCACGCGCTCGGTGTCCGGCTGCACGTTCAGCGCGGACGAGATCAGAAGATCGATCCGCACGATGTCGTGGTTCATCGTCTTCACGCGGCTATCGAGCGCGGAGATGATGGCAGTCAGGTTGCGGATGCTGCTGTCCACGCCGGCGAGGATGAACTTGAGCGTGAGGAATACGAACGCTCCGGCGCCCATCGCAGAAGCGATCGGGAAGCCGACGTCGCCGATCAGCCGAAACGCCGCCTCTGCTTCCATCATCGCTTCGCCTTCTCGGCGGCGGCCTTGCCAAAGATGACCTTGTCGATCACCGACCCGAAGATCGGCAGCAGGGCGGCGAGCAGGGGTGCCACGTCGGTCTCCTCAACGATGCATGAAGGTCTGAAGGTGGCCCCAGAGCCACGCGGCGCCAGCCCCGAGCGTCGCGATGATGCCGCCGGCCTTCACCGCCGCGAGCCACGCGCCCTTGCCCATATTCGCCGCCGCGATGATCTGGTCGAGCTTCTTGTCCATGTCCTCGATCCGTTCGGTCATGTGCGCGACATCGGACTTCAGCGCGCCGATCTGCTGCGCGTGATCCAACAGGGCTTGCTCTTGCACAGCAGTCCTCCTCGGCGGCGCGATCGGGTCAGGCAGGGTATGCGAGGAGACGGCGGGCCGCCGCGCCTCGGGGCTGGGCCATGTCGCTCCGACCCGCCACTTCTCGTCTTCCAGGTCCGACATCGTTCATGACGCCGCTGCCCACAGGATGCCTCCGAAGATCGCGCCCGTCATCCACTCGGCGCGCTCGGTCCAGCGACCACCGAACCGCTTGTTGATGTCGTAGGCCGCGGCGACCAGCAGGCCGGGAGCCGAGAAGGCCAGCATCAACGGAGAGCGATGCAGGATCGCCACCGGCACCAGCATGATCGCCACCACCACAACGCCCCAGAGCGCGAGGAATGCATGGTCGCGGCCCGGTTCCTCGAGCCCCATCGACTTGTCGAAGTAACCGAGGGTCATGGCGGCGAAAGCCGCAGGAGCGACCGACAGCAGCCACGGATTGAAGATGGCAAGCGGCAGCGCCATGAGGAACGCGCAAACCATCCTTGTCTCGCCCGTCGAGAGCGAGAAGCCGAAACGCTGAAGCGTGATCTGGCTGATCATTCCCCCTCGCAGCCGCCAGCAGAACGCGCACCATGCCGCATAAAGGAGCCAACCGATCATGGGTTCACCTGCGCGTTGTTGGGCTTTTTGACTTGCACGAACCGCTTACCAGCAGTCGCCGTCCAGGTGTTGGAGCCGCTCGCGTTGTAGCTGGAGCTCGACGAGCGCAGCTTGAACCCGCCAGCGGTCTTGTCCGCATGGGTGCCGAACGTCACCGCATTGCCGTTGATCGTGAGCGTCGCGGGGTTGCCGTTCGTCCACACGAAAGGCCCATCCGCCGATGCGTTGCCGGTGAAGGTTCCGCTGGTGGAGACTGCGGTGCTGGCGAGGTTCGCGGTGTTCAGGGCCTTGAAGCCGGTGGGCGGCGTGTAGGAGAACGGACGCTGGCCGAAGTTCACATACCCAGCATGATCATTATTCGCGGTTGTTTGATTGGATATATATGGGAAGTAATCGCCGGAGGTAATGCTGGAAAATGCTGCATTTGTTCCAGCAGCCGGATCACCGGAGGCTTGCCATGTTCCGTTTTTTGCAAACCAGATTTTTCCCGCATCAGCGTCAAACGCCACGCTAATCACATCGTTTGTAGTAAATGCACTTCCATAGGCACTGCCTGTTGATCCAGTCAATTTATTGCCGTTGACTCCCAAGTAGCCATAGCCACTAGGAACTTGAGAAGTTCCTCCGTATCCAGTTACAGCTCCCGATAGAAGCTGTATTCCCGGAGCAAAGTACTCTGGATTGGTGCCAGAAGTAATCGCGCACTCAAAATACCATTTCCCAGATTTCATTCCAAAGGTGCCACGCCGAGCAGATCCAGCGTTGAGCGCCCATTGCATGTTGGCAGCAGAAAGAGATCCAGAAGACAAATCAACGGCATTGAGCACCGCATAGTTCAGCGTCGGCGTGTCGAGCATCTGGTCGAACGTCACGCCGCTCGTCACCGAGATGCCGCTGGTCGTGAAGTTGTTGGCGTTGCCGCTGGTGTCGTAGCCGATGGTCGTAGTCGAGGTGGCGTCCTTGAACTGAAGGAAGAAGCCGTTGGTGCCATAGGTGCCAGAGTACGACTTCGGCACCCACACGCCTGTGGTGGCATCGGTCTGGCCGAAGCTGGAGGGCGTCAGGGCTTGGCCGTCCACGAACGTCGGATTAGCCATAAGCCCGTCGAACAACCGAGAAGACGATGCCGGGTTGTCGGAGCCGATACGCAATGCAGTCGATGCGTTGTTGATGCCAATAGTCGCGTTTAGTCCGGGGTTGTTGGATGTAGAAAACGAAGTGACTTCGCTGCCGTTGATGTAGATTTTTATACGGTTCGCGGCGGTCGCTTGAGTTGTGTCTACGGCCAACACAACGTGATACCAAGCACTCGGGTCGCGGTACACGGCGGTCGTGACGCGCCAAACCGTTCCCCACCCGGAGAGCCGCAGGGTTCCAGCACCGGATGCCGTGTTGAACTCAAACGCGCAGTAGCCAGAATCATTCGACGCCGTGTAGCCACTCAAAAGCTCACCGAAGTCGGTGGCCGCCGCAACGGTAGCGCCGAGCTTTACCCACACAGAGTAAGTGAACGTCGTTGTCGAGGTCGGAGAGCCGGAGCCGGTGCGGCTGAGATAGGCGCTATTGCTCGCGCGGAAGCGCAGCGAGTTGGCGATCTGGTAGCCAGCGCCGCTGCCGGCCAGCAGGACCTGGTGGATGGCGGACATCAGGTCAGCCCCGTGCCGCTGATCAGCCACTCGGTCGATGTCACCTTCACCGCCGTCGCGATGCCATTGGCGGCCAGGGTGCGCGAGCCCGTCGAGCCGTCGCCCGCGAGGCGCATCGTGTCGGTGGTGATCGCGATGGTGATCGTGCCGGCGCCGTTCTGGTTGATGAACGTCACGGCGGTGCCGACCGCGAATGGCACGGAACCGTTGGCCGGGATCGTGAACGTGCGCGCGGAGGTGTCGGCGCTGGGGTGAAAGATTTGCTTGCCGGCGTCGCCGATGACGAGCCCGTAGTCGGCGCTCTGGCTGTTCTGCTGGAGCCGCGTGTTCACCGCCTTGCCGGTCTCTGGCGTGATGACCTTCGAGGTGTCGGTGCCGGTCAGCGCCTCGGCCTCGGTGGCGAGCGTGACCACGCCAGCCACGCTCGTCGTGGCGGATGGATTGACCACCGCAGCGCCGCTCGCGCGCTGATACCACTCGCAGCGCCAGTAGCCGCTGCCCAGCGACCGGAAGCCCGCGACATCGTTTGCCGCCGTCGTGATCGACGCCGAGCCCGGCAGGATCAGCGAGGTGCCGTTGTGCGTGAGGGTCAGGATGCCGTCGAACTTCAGCACCCGGTAGATGCCCGCAACGACCGTGTCGAACGCGGTGATCGTCGTCGTGCCGCTGACAGCGAGGTACTCGGCATTGGCCGCGCCGATGTTGGTCGTGGTGGCCGAGGCGATGGTGCCGTTGACCTGGATCGACCTGTTGATCGACAGGAGCTGGAACTGCGTCCCGTCGTAGACCACAAGCGCCACGCTGCCGCTGATGATGTCACCCGCCGCCAGCGCCGCCGTGCCGCGCGTGATCGACTTGGCCCCGAGGCTGTCGATGTTCAGCGTCGCCGCGCCCGTGTTGGTGCCACTGGCGACGAACCAGAACATCTGGCCGGTGGCGTACGTGGTCACCTGCGGAGAGCCCGAGCCGGTGATCGTGTCGATGCCCGAGACGCCCAGCAGGCTGGAGATGCCGCCCTGCACCTGAGACAGGCGCGCGCTGTCGGTCCCGAGGGTGCCAGCGCCGAGGCCCGTGAGCTTGTTTCCGCCCATCGGAAGGTTAGCCGTTACCGTCGTCTGGCCGTCCTTCGTGACGCAGGTCGAGAGCCCGGTCGCGAGGTCGGCGGTCAGCGCGTTGAAGGCGGTGGCCGTGATGACCGTTCCCGCGACGACCGGCTGGCCTGCGGTGTTGATCTGGAAGGTGCCGGAGCCGTTGAAGCTCATGGGGAAACCCCTTGCTGCAGGATGTTGATCAGCGCCGGGATGTTGCCCCGAGGCTGAGACGCGGAAGGCGTGGTGGCCGCGCGACCGCCGGAAAGGATGATGTCCATCAGACGCTGCGCCTTCTCGCGCTCCATCTGATCAGCGGCGCGCTTGGAGAGGTAGCCGACAGCGGGAACTGCAACCGCGCCAGCTGGGCCAAGAACTGCAGCGCCGCCGCCGCCGCTGAGAATGCCGCTGACGACGCCGGTCGGCGCGGCCTTTCCAAACAAGCGCAGGGTGTTCTGGATGAGGTCGCCTTCGACCGCACTCTTCAGCGCCTTCATTTCATCGGGCGTGAAGCCGCGCGTAGCTTCCTTGTTCAACATCACCGACTTGAGGGCCTGGCGCATGGTGTTTTCGAGGTTCGCGCCAGATCCCGCCGTAGCGGCGTTGGCTTGCGCGCGCTCAATGGCATCGGCGATCTCGCCGTGCTTCATCAGGCGCGACCACGCCGCCCTGGCTTCGGAGATCATCTTCGACGCAGTCGCGACGTCAGTCTTGATGCCTGCCGCCTGCGCAACCGGGCCTGCGATCACATCGTTGTCGAAGATCGACGTCCCGACGCGCGGGGATTTCACCAGATCATCGATGGAGTTGACGATCTTGCGGGCCGCGACACGATCGGACTCGTTCATCGGGCCGCCGACCTTCAGCGCCTGCTTGCGGATGTTCTCCAGCTCCTTGAACGCGAAGACGTTGTCCTGGATGCGGTCGATTTCCTTCAGGACGTTCGCGGTGCCGGGTTGGTTGCCGGGGTTGTAGCCGAAGTCCGACAGCTGCTCCGCGATGTCCTCGCGAAGGCGCTTGGCGGCACCGGGCGTGAAGATGACGCCAGCCTCGTCCGCGGCCCTATAGGCGCGCTTCGCCGCCAGCCTCGTCTCCCCTACGGTCGGAACACCCGGCGCGGGCGCGACAGTTCCGAACGTGCGGCGAGCCACCGCGTCCACGGTTGCTGGGATGGCGGCGCCGACAAGGCCGCCAGCAACGCCCGCGACGGCCTTGGCGGTGGGGCTCGCTTCTGGCCCCACGGCCTCCTGCGCCGCCTGCGATCCCGCGCCACCCGTGGCACCCATGACCGCCTGCTGCACGGGCGCGGCTTGCAGGACATCAGCCAGCCTCTGCCCGGCGGCCCCGGCCTGCTGCCGCACGACGCCGCCGAGGCCATATCCGGTCGGCACGCCAGCCGCGCCTTGGATCGCCGCACCCATGATGCGTTCGCCCGCGTCGCGTGGCTCGGGCAGGCCGACTGCGGTCGCGGCTTCGGAGACCTGTTGGGCGGCGGGCTTGGCGCGCATCCACTCTAGCCCCGGCACGTTCGACAGGAGGTTCTGCGGGATCGCCGCGACGTCGTAGACGAGCCCAGGAAGCCCTAGGAGCCCCTGAGCGGTCGCCCGGGTGCCGAGGCCCAGCTGCTCCATGTTCGTGCGCGGAGCGGGCGCCTGCGGGGCCTGCGGGGCCGCCTGCGGGGTGGCGGGAGGCTGGGAGGCGGCGGGCGCGGGTGCCGGCGACTGCAGGCGACGAATTTCGTTGGCGAACAGCGTCGCGGCATTGGTGTCGCCGGCCCTGTCTGCGGCCACCAACGCTTCCTGCAGGCGAGCGAGATCAGACATGGATCACCGGGGCGCGTAACGGTTGAGCAGGTCGTTCATGTTGGGAGCCGCCGGCTGCTGCCCCGGCGCGGCCCCAGGAGCCTGCGGCGCGGCGGGGCGCTGCGGGGCTGCGGGAGGCGTCGGCGCGGTGGGCTGGCCGCCGGGCTGGCGGTAGCTGCGGGTGCGGATGGACTCGGCATCCGCTTCGGCCTTTTTCTGGCGCTCCTCTGCCAGCTTGATGGCGCGATCCAGAAGCTCGTTTCGCACCGCCTTAGGCTCGGAAGCGGAAGCTTGCAGCTTCTGCAGCACTTCGCGCTCGGCATTGGTCGGGTTGCTGCCGAAAGTCGCGCGCAGTTTGCCCAACATCTCGACGCCCATGATGTTGTTGAAGCTCGCCGTCGCCCGCGCGCTTTCCGAAGGATCGACGTTGGCTATGGCGGCCGCCTGCCTCTCTGCCCACGAAAGCGCAGCGCCTGCCGTTCCGCCTTGGAACTTGTTGCTAAGCTCGCGCGCCTCGCGAAGCGCCGAGAGCGACGACTCGCCCGCCTCTGCTTGTTCCCTTAGCTGGAACAGCTGCCGCTGCTCGGGCAACGTCAGCTGCTCGCGGCGATCCCGATCAGCCTGCGCCCTGCGTTCATTCTCAATTCGTTGCTGGTCAAGCCGGGCCAGACCCAGTTCGCGATTGAGAGCCAACGTATCAGCACGCCCAGCGGCGGATACGCCGGCAAGCAGCCTTGCATTCTCCTGCTGACCGAGCGCGATGCTTTCACGCAGGGCGCGATCCGCCTCCCTCTGCTCCGCAGTAGCCGCGCGACGCCTTTCGGCTTCGGCCCGCCTCTCGGTCACACCCAGCATCGGCCCGGCAATCGCCTGCGCGCGCTGGCCCATCGTGCCGCCAAGCGCCTCCAGCGTCAGCTTCTCGCGCTCCTCTGGCGTCTTCGCGCCCTGCAGGGCGACGGCGAACTCCTGGCCCTTTTTGATGTCGCCTTCGCGGAGTTCGCGGGCTTCGTCGCGAGCCTGCCCGGCGAAGTAGCCGCCCATGAGCCCCTGCAACGCTTTCGCGAGGCCAGCGGCGACCGGGATCGGCGCTTGGATGCCCTGATAGCTCTGGATCTCGACGGGCTGGAACGCCTGCTGCTGGAGCGCCTCGGCGTATTTCTGCCGCCGAGCGATGTCGGCCTTCTGGGCCTCGTATGGGTCGGGCAGGTTGAACGAAACGGCCATCTATGCCTCCAGAAATCAGCGGAACGGGTTCTTGAACCCGCCGTAGCCCCAGCCTCCGAGAGCGGTGCCGAACAGTCCTCCGAGCGCCGAAGACTGCGCGTTGAGACCGGCCTGCTGGATGCCATATTGCTGCATCGCGTTCTGCCCCGCCGCCTGCGCCGCGCCGAAAATCGGGGCGGGCGCGACCTGCTGGCCCTGATAGGCCCCGAACTGCGGCATCTGGATTTGCGAGCCACCCATCAGGCCGATGATCTCGTTGAGCGGCTGCGAGCGCAGCGACAGTTCACGCTGCAAGGCCTGCGCGCGCGCCTGGTTCTCAAACCCCATCGCCGCCTGCTGCTCCGCTGCCGCCTGCTGGCGTGCCTGCGTGTCGAGGCCGATGCCCTGCAGCGCCGCCTGCGAGCGGAGGTCGTTCTCCTGCTGCTGCTGCTCGCGGATCGCGGCGTTGTAGGCCTCGCCGCCGCGCGCCAGCCCTTGGTTGGCAAGCTGCGTCTCAAGCTGCGCCCGGCTGCGCTGGATCTGCGGCTCCAGCCTCGCCATGATCGCTTCCTGCGCGGTCGTCCCGGCGTTGACCGGCGCGCGCGGGAGACCCGACAGGTCGAAGACGGTGTTCAGATCGCCCGTCTGCGTCTGGAATGGCGTCCCGAGGGTGGTCTCGGCGGTTCCGATGCCCTGCAGGCCAAGCTGGGCCAGCCTGCGCTCGACCTGCTGCTGGGCATCCAGCGTCGCCTGCGCCTGCGGCGTCAGCGTCTGCCGCACGGTCGGGATGTCGCCATCGTAGGTCACCGTCTGCGTGCCGAGCGGGCCGTAGACGTTCGGGTTGGAAAGCATGGCCGAGGCGCGCGCAGCCTCGACGTTGGCGGCACCCTGCGCTTTCGCGGCGCCGGCGTAGTCAGGTGCTGGCGGTGCGGATGCCTTCTTGCCCATGACGCTCTCCTAGGAAGCGGCAGTCCTCGCGCCGCATGGTGCAGATGATCAGGTCGCCGCCCGGCGAGGCATCGCGCAGGCAGGCCTCCTCGACGAAACCGAGGCGGCGCAAGAGCCGGATGCTGCGGATGTGGTCCGCGCTGGTCGTCGCGATGATCTTGCGCGCGCCGAGCTGGCGAAACGGATAGTCGAAGATCGCGGAGATGAAGCCGCGCGTCAACGGCCTGTCAGCGGCAATCTGGCCTTCGATGGAGACGCCATTCCAATCGCGGAAGGCAGCACCCGCCGTCAGCTTGCCGTTGCTCTCCCAGCCGATGGCGGACATGCAGACCGGGTCGAAGAAGCCGCCGATGCGGCCCAGCACCCAGTGTCCGACATCTGGCCCAGCAACGATCATATGCCGACCCAGCCCGGCATGAACACGACGTCCGTCGCGGCCCATTCCAGCGACAGGCCCTTGCTGGCCGAGCGGAAGTTGATCGACCCGCAGTACCCCACGCCCGTGACGCCCTGCCAGTTCAGCGAGATGTTCTGGCCCGCGCCCCATGACGAACTATCCCAGATCGCCGTGTCCCAGACCGCGCCGGTCGGCGGCAGATAGGCCAGCGGGGCCGAGGTGTCGTTGGTCTGGAAATCGACGTTGATGCCCACGAAGACCGAGGGCTGCCCGTCCGCGAACAGGTTAGGCCTCGCCCGGGTGAAGATCTTCTTTTGGCCGCGTGAGCCGAAGTAGTTGAAGGCCTGCAGCGCGCCAGCGGAGATGGCGACGTTGTCGTCCGCGTGATCGTCCGTCCACGCCTTGGCGACGTAATCGGTGCCGCCAAACCACAGATCCTGCTTGTGGAGCGTGAAGCAGTTGGCGGGCCAGCCCGTGAAGTTGCACCACGACTGCACGATGGTGTTCATGACGTACTGCTGCTGCGAGCCGGTGCCGACGGGGATGTTCACTACGATGGCGTTGAACTTCGGCGCGACGCAGATCTCCCAGCCGAACAAGCCCTGATAGGACGTCGTGGCGGTCGCGAAGGCGCCCTGGATCTTGTCGGTCAGCGCCACGCTCTGCGGCGCGACGCGCGCGCTCTGGAGCGCCTGCGAGAGCGGGAACAGGCCGTCGAAGGCGATGTAGGCGAGGTCGCCCGCGAACTTGGCGAGGCACCGCTTGCCCATCGGCGCGCCCATCGCCCAGACGCCGACCAGCGACCACGTCGAGACGTTGGCCGGGTCGGTGCCGCGGTAGATGATGATCTCGCCCTGCGTCGTGACGAAAACGAGGTTGTCGTCGAGGCCGAAGCCCGCGTCGATCGTCCAGACGCCCATCGCGAGCAGATAGCCGCCCTTGCGCGCGACCGTCGAGAGGTCCAACACCTGTGCGGCGCCGCCGACCGACTGCGTGGGCAGATACCAAGCCTTGAGCGTGTTGCGCTGGATGAACCATAGGCGGTTCTTGAACAGCGCGACGTTGTCGAGTTCGCTCGTCGTCACGCCCGTGATGGCTGGCGTCGAGGCGCCCGTAATCGAGGTCCAAGTCGAGCCGTCATAGAGCAGCGGGCTGTTGCCGCCCGAGACCGCGTAGAGGAAGTTGCCGCCTGCGGTGGCGACGTTCGTGCTTTCCCATCGGCTGTTGGTCAGGCCCGACACCGCCGCCGCGCCGACCGCGCCCGCGCTCGTCACGTTGTAGATGTTGTTGCCCGAGATCGCGAACAGCGACTGCGTCGTGGCGCCATTGTACGCCATCAGCGTCTCGACCTGACCGGGCAGGCCCGTGGCGTGTTTTTGGTAGCCGCCGCGCAGCACGACGTTGGTTGCGGTCGGGAAGTAGTTGGTCAGCGACACCGCGTCGGTCGGCTTCATGTTCGCGAGGCTGTCGCGCGCGTTCCAGCCGCCGATGGGCGCCGGCACGGACGCGACGCGCGCCGTCGCCTGCTTGGCCGCGCGCATGATCGGGGACGGCCTGACCATGTCAGGTGGACCCGTAGCCGCTGTCGGGGATGTTGTCGTAGCCGATCAGCACCGTGCCGGGGCGCGGCGCGAAGGACAGGTTCGCCGCCGACATGTCCTGCCCCATCGCGGTCTCCAGCTCGCGCAGGAAGTCGCGGTAGAGCGCGGTCGTGTCGAAGCCCTTCGCCTCGAAGTACTTGAGCTTCGTCATGAGGACCATGACGCGGTCGGGATAGACGCAGGTGTCGTCGTCGGCGGTGAAGCTGTTCTTCACCGCGCCGGCAGACGACAGCGCCCAGCCCTTGGAGCGGTACTCGAAGCCGAGATATTCGGCGGTCGTGGTGGGCGGCCAGATCTGGAAGTAGCCGCCGTAGAGCCGCCAGCGGATGCGCGGGCCGGTCGAGATGTAGCCCGAGAGCAGCCATTCCCACTGCTGCGGGCTCTCGGGGCCGAGCATCTCCCATCGCTTGGACTTGTCCCACTGCGTGCGCGGGACGAGGCTGTCGTAGTCGCTGGGCAGCGCGTACTTGGTCTTGGCGAAGGTGATCGCCGCGCCGGTCCCGGCGGATGCCGGCGTCTGGTTCAGCGTCACCTGCGTGCCGCTGTCCACCGATTGGATGAACGTGTCCTGGTTGATGCCCGTGCCGACCGCCATGTACGTCGCGTCGAGGCCGGTTGTGTCGGGGATGCCCGTGATCACCGCCGACGAGGTCGTCCATGTGCCGGTCGTGGCGAGGTACTGGACCGTGAAGCGGTAGGGCCGCGTCAGTTCTCGCCAATCGTGGCGCTTGAGCAGCTCGTAGCCCGACGCGTTCATCAGCGCGAGGGTCTGGATGACGTCCTGCGCGTTGTTGCCCGCCACGGTGGACGGCGCGACGAGGCCCAACTCGTTCGAGACTTGCTGGACAAGCTGGACCATCGTCGAGCCCATGTCAGGCGCTCCTGTCGTTCATCGGCGGGCGACCCCGACGCGGGGCCTCGTCCTTGGCGGCCACCAGCGCCGCGACCTGTGCCTCCAGCGCCGCCAGCTTGGCCTTGGCCTCGGCCAGTTCGCTGCTCGAGGTGGCGTCCGACTTCAGCCGCAGGAACGCCTGCGCCTTGAGCCGCAGCCCGACGCCGCCCATGCCAACGCGCATCATCTGCGCGTCGGACGCGGTGGCGACCTGCTCGACGGTGCGGAACTTCAGGATCTGAAGCTCGGCCACCTGCGCGTCGGAGATGTCCGCGGGCGAGGTGCGGTGCCACTCCTCCAGCTTCGTGCCGGGGATGTCGCCGTTCTCCGACTGCATCTGGAAGTGCAGCCACTGGCGCGGGAACCGCTCCTTGTGGTCGTCGCGCACCGGCTGGTCGATGATGTTGGTCGTGTCGCCCGGCACCATGATGCGGACGAACGGGCGGCCAAGCTCCTTGTGGTCGTAGAACTCCACATGGAGCTTGGCGTCGGCGTTGGCGATGTCGCTGTCCAGCGGCATGATCAGGCGCCCGCGATCGAGATCCAGGTCGTCGCGCTCGTCGCGACGAACAGGACGCGCGTGGTCGCGGTCACGCTCAGCGAGGAGGCGCCGGCGTTGATGGTCGAGCCCGTCGCCGGGTAGACCGTCAGCGTGCTGGCGCCCGCGTTGTAGACGCACACCATCGCCCCGGCCTCGGTCGGCGGGAGCTTGACGCCCGTGCTGGCCGCCGTGGTCCCGACGGTGTTCCAGACCGCCGACAGCTGCAGCGCGTCCGCCGAGGTCGAGCCGGTCGCGGTCAGGCCGGTCGCGCCGTCGCCGCAGATGGAGGTGGTGGCGAGGCCCGAGTTGCCCGAGGCCTGCACGCGAGAGGGGATCGGCATTCGACGTCCTTTCAGTTTCTGCCCATCTGGGCGGCTATGGCCGGGAGAAGTCCCGTGCCGTGAACATACAATTCCGCATCCCCATCGCACAATTGACGGGAAGCGATCTGGAACTCCATCGCCTGACGGGCCATCCACGGCGCGCAGATGAAGGCCTGGTCGCCCACGCGGAACTCCTGGCGCTCCTCGTCGGCGTTGAGCGGCTGCGGGTAGGCATGGCCTTCGCCGGCTTCGGAGTAGCTGCTGTCGAAGCCAAACAGGTGGATTTTGCGGTGGCCCAGCGCGTAGGCGATCGACAGGGCCTGCAGCCCGACCGTCGTGCCGCCGCCGATCAGCACGGCCTCGCGGTGGCCGATCCACTCGTCGATCTCGGGGTAAGCCGGGTGCCAGAGGGTCGCCGGGTGGCCCGCGATGGCCCGGAACAGGTCCGGGTGGCACTGGGAGGCGACGAGGTAGTGCTGGGGCTTCGGCCCCTCCACGAAGGCGACGTTCTCGGGCCGGGCGTCGAGCAGGACATGGTGATCCGACGAGATGCCCGCTGCGTACAGGACCGGCACGGTGCCGTTGGTGGCGAAGACCTCGGCCCCGCCATTCCGCAGCGCCAGGATCATCGGGCGCAGGGCGCGCATCGACGGGCCGCCGCCAACCACGATGGCGGGCCGGTCGTGCGCCTCGACCATCTCGAGCCACGGCAGCTTCAGCTTGCAGGCCGCCTGCACGTGCGCGCGCACGACGTCGTCGTCCACGTTGCAGACGATCGGCAGGGTCTGGTCGAGGTTTGCGGCGAGGATCATCGGATCTGCGTTGCGGTCAGGATGATGGAGGGGATCGCAGGCACGGGCGCAGAGGCCGGAAAGCCAGCGAGGAAGCAGTTGGTGTCGTCCGTTGACCAGACCAGCTCGAAGCGATCGCCAGCGGCCATCGTCTGCACGTAGTTCCATGCCGCGATAATCTCCGCATCCGAACCATTCACGGCAACCTTGCCTCCCGAGTTCGCGATGTCGGAGCCGTTCACCCTATACCAGATGTAAACGGCAGCGGTCGAAGCAGCGGTCTTGTCGAACTGCGCGGAGAACTCGAAATTGTAGACGCCGGCCTGCGCGCACACGATCCGCGATGCGGGCGAGCCGATGCTCACAAGGTAGCTATCGGCGGTCGTGTTGAACGTCATCGGATAAGCCGTGTTGACGAGCGCGGCGGTCTGCGTGGCGGTAGACGAGAACGACCCGTAGGCGGCGGGTACTGCCACGCCATAGCCCTGCAGGGGCTCCCAGCGCGTGTTGGAGACCGCCGAGTAGATGGCAGACGCGCCAGGGACCAGAGCGTTGGATGCGGAGCCGCCGATGGTCGAGCCGGCGTCGTAGGGATAGACCGTCAACGGGTTTGCGCCCGCGTTTGCGACGAAGACCGTCGCGCCCATTTCGGTCGGCGGCAGCTTCACGCCAGCGCCTGCGGCGACCGTGGAGATCCGGTTGTAGATGCTGGAGAGCGACGTCGCGTCGCTGGAGGTGCTGCCTGCTGCCGAGACGTCGCTCGCGCCCTCGCCGCAGATCGCCACGGTCGAGAGGCTGGTGACGCCGGAGTTGAGAACGCGCGACGGCAGCGCCATGCGTACCTCGAAAGGAAGGGGCGACGGGCGAACCCGCCGCCCCTAGTCGTCAGATGATCTGGCCCTGCTTGTGCGGACGGTTGATCGAAACGATCACCGTCGAGACACCGGACGCGACCGTCGCCAGATTGGCGGCGCGCGCGCCGAGCAGCTGCTTGCCCGTCGCCACCGTCGGCATCACCCGGCCCGCCGTGGCGGACTGGTAGATGGCGACCTGCGGGCTGACGGCGA